AACACCACCTCTAGTTTCTTTGTTTAAACCTCTAATAACACTATACTTTATAATGTTATTACTCATATCAGTAAATGAAGTTTTAACAGAAGGGTGATAAAATACTAAATTTAAATTTCCTGTATAACTTAATGTTAAAGTAGTACTGATATTAAAACTATTACTAGTAGGTGCAGTAGTTACTGTATGATATTTATTAATAGTTTCTGCAGTACCTGTAGTATTAAAATAGACTATTTCTCCAATACTACCAGCTAAATAAGTTGTAGCAACTGTTCCATTTAATGTTATAAGAGAACCAGTTGGATTAATTGTACTAGTACCACCAGTTGTAATAACTGACCATGTTTTACTACTTAAATTATTAAGAATTGCAATGTTAGTAAAATTAGTAGTGTTTACATCAGGAGGTGTAATATTAAAATTAGAATAATATAAATCACCTAATACAGTATTATCTGTAATAGTATTATTATAAAAGTTACCAAAGTTTATATTGTTTAAAACAGAGTCATGAATTGTATTAGCTACAAAATTCATAGCTGTTAATCCTCTATCATCTATATTAGAAATAATAGCATTGCTTAACTTGTTACTACTAAATGTAGATTGTTGTAAGTTATTATTTATAATTCTACTACCATATTGTAAAGAGCTTGATACACTACTCATGCTTAAGTTAGTATCTACTTCATTGTATTTTAATACTTTTATAGTAGAGTAATTAACTAAAGCTAAATTAAAAAGAGGAATACGTGTATTAACATTTTGTGTAGTATCATCATAAAAATGAATTCTATTTCCTATTACATCTGAAGTACCCCATCTGAAACACTTCTTTATCATTTCATTAGAAGTATTTAAAAAGATATTCTTTAAATAGTTTCCTTTATTATCAGCACGTGATACTACAGTATTAGTAGTTACATCATATAAACAAGTATGAATTTCTGTATTATAAAAAGTAGTATCTCTAGTTTGAAATACCCAATTTGCTGGGTCATTTGCAGGATCTATAGTATAAGGTGCTGTAGTACCTACAAAAACATATACTCCATTATAATTTTCTACTATAGCTCCAGCAATATAAGTTGTACCTGGGACAAACATACTAGGTACAGTACCTCTATTTATAACTCTAGCTATGTAAATACCATTTATATCTATCACACTAGCTGTAGCAGCTCTTACAATAATACCTGCTTTATGATTAAAACTTTGTAAAGCAGCTCCTGACAAACCATAATAACCTGCAGGCATTTCATAATTATTAGCATTTAAATATTCTCCATCACCTGCATCTACAATCCAATAAGAAGCTCCTGGAATAAGAGCATTATTAGCCATAGCAACTAAAAAGTCAGTTCTATACATTTTATTTAATGCAGCAGTTACTATATTTACAGCTGCTGTTCCTCCACCTGAGTTAGTAACTGTAACTCCTGTAAGACCCGCAGCTAAAAAGTTTAAAGTAGTAAAAGGACCACCTGCTACTGCTGTACCAAAGTTTTGAAGATTAACTCCTGGTAAACCTGGAGCACCTTTAAAATTAAACCAATGATTATCAAAGTCTGTAGCTACAGGAGTAGTTATAGGAGTATTAGTTGTAATAATCCCAACCCATTCTGAAGCACCTGTAGGCACATTATTACTAAATCCTGTAACTGTATCAGGATTACCTGCTGTTACAGTAGTTGCATATGCAATATATACATATGCTGATATACCATCTGAGCCATTAAAAGCTTGAGGTACATTTATTATATCTGAACTATTACAATTACTCATTAGCAGTTGGTACAATTTTTAGTTGAACAAATCCATTGTGCTTTAGCTAAATGTTTATTAGCCATATTAGTTTTTCCACAAGCTGCAGCATACTCAGCAGCTTTTAAATAACTCTCAGCTTCTAGAGCTTTATCTAATTTTTCATTCTTACAGTCTGTACAATCTGATTGTGCAGCTATTTGAAATAATTTATCAATGCAACATCTAATATTGCAAGTTAATAGGAAGGTCTGTGTAACAGTTTCTTGGTAAGTATTAGCACCAAAGCCACCATATACTAAGTAAGTCACAGAATATATCCCATCTCCTACACTACCACCTAAGTTAGAGGCAGTAAGCATAAATTCTTTTATTCCTGTAGGATCAGGAAAATATGTACCCAATGGAACTAAGGGTGCATAATAATTAGCATTTAAAGGGTCAGAGTCAAAACTATAAGAAGTACTAGAAGGATTAACTATAGTAATTCTAACTCTTGTAGCATTAGCTGCTGCAGGGTTAGCAACTCCTGTAGAATCCCATCCAGTAGGATTAGTTGATATATTGTATACACCAGTAGTTTCTGATAGTTTTAATGTCTTACAATTGTTTGTCTGACATAGGTGTATTCCTAACTGTAAATTGGTTGTGACTAAAGCCATTTTTTATTTTTTATATTTTAAAAAAGGGGTAGGCTAAACATAAACCTACCCCTTTAAACAAACAATCGAACACTAAAGAATCAAATATTCAAAAAGGATTATGCAAAAACTGATAAGTTAGCAAACGCACTAGGAGTACTAGCCATCCAAGTGTTTAATGCAGGTTGAACAGCTTTTGTAGTATTATCTGTAGCACCTTGAGCTGCACCATCTACCATAAAGATTTTTAATAATTGTGGCATTGGAGCAGAACTTACTACAGTTCCATAGTTTTGAGAGAAGAACTCAATAGTAATTGCATCATATAAAGTAGTAGCAGTTGTAAATGCATCTGCATAAGTAGCATTTTGTGTTACAGTAAAAGAACCATCTGCAGTAAAAGTTTCATTTGCAATAGGTAATGGAACACTCATACGGTTTAATGCTCCTTCAAATCCTTTGCTAAATGATTCTTCTTCTAATACTAAACGACCATCTCCGTAGCCATAAGTAGTTTCTTGAGTCTTAGTAATAACAGTAGTACCAAATCCACTCATTTGAAGAGTAAATGCAGTACGCTTAAATTTGAAGAAATCACGACGATAAGAAGTTAAGTATTTACCTACAAAACGAACTCCCCAAGATGCACCTGCAGTAACTAGACCCATATCTGCTAAAGCTATAGCACTTTGTGTAGGACCTGCATAAGGTTGATCTAAAATATATGCATTAGCAATACTAGGGTGTGAGCCTTGTATAGTATATACAGGAATACCTACACCACGACCTGAAGCTACAGTAGTAGTACCTAAACGTACAATTGAACCTGCTCCAAAACCTGAGTTAGTAACAGCTAAGTTAAATGTAATAACATTTGAACCATGAGTTACAGCACAAGTTAAAGTACCAGATGCTACTGTAAATGCAGCAGCTGTACCTGAGTTTAACATAGCAGCAGTTACAGAAAGACCATCTGTATTGTACTTTCTCATTATGTTTTTAACAACAGCTTTAGCTAAGTCTTGTTGAGAAGTAACTAAGTTATTAGGAACTGAAGTTACATTCTTTTTCTTTTGCTCAGCCCACATCATGTCATCTTGATTCTCAATTAAAGTTAATTGAAAGTCAAGTCCTGCAGTAATGTCTAAAGAACCAGTTGACCCATTGTAACCAATGTGGTAGATTTGTTCTGTACCTTGTGCTCCTGCACGACCTAAGTAATTAGTTACTTTATTACCATAGATTTTAGAAGAAAACACTAAGTTATTACCATTACGTTGAACAAGTTGAATCCATGGAGATGCTGCATAAGTATTAGTAGTACTAGTAGTCATAGGAACTCCTGTACTATTTAAAACTGCAACTTCACCATCAGCAATATAACCACTCGCATCAGGATTAATTACTTGAAGAGTAGCTGTACGTGCAATACTTTTTCCAATGAAAGTTTCTTGGATATTTTTTACGCTTAATACGCTCATTTTGATTTAAATTTTAAAGGTTAATTAATTAAAGAATTATGAATTTGATATTTGCAGTAGGAGTACCTGTTAAAGTAATTCCATTTACTAATGTTACTACGAAAGAACCTGCAGCAGGTACAACACTTGCAATATATACTGCTCCTGTTCCTACATTAGCATCTGCTATTACAGCCATAACTGTACTACTTGCAGTACAATAAGCATCAGTAATAGTAACAGTAGTCTTTTGTGCAGCAGTTACAGTAAGGGTAGCTGTAGTTACAGTACCACTAATTGCATTTAAAGTACCAACTTGAGCAGTAGTTCCTGTTGTAGTAACAGCATTAGCTGCAGTATTTACGTCTGATCTATCATTAACCCATTGAATAATAGGATTAACGTCAGATGCACGAGCTGGTTGATTATTACCAGTACCACCTTCAAGCTGATAGATTCGTCTTGAGATAGTTTTTATTTTTTGAAGTAAAGCCATTTTTTATATTTGTTTTACGAGTTTATCTAATTGTTCTAATTGTAATCTTGGGTCACCCATAGTCTTCATAGCTAATTCTACTGCTATCTCTACTATCTTAGTAGCTGCTTTAGGCTCTAACTCACAGACTTGGTCTGTAGTTGGTACAGAGTACATTGAACCAAATTGAATTCTAGCAGGTTCTTTTAAGTAGTCTAAGTAGTAATTAGTTATAGTAGCTCCAGTAAAACCTATTAATTGAAAATAAAAATTAGGTGATGTACCATTACTAGTTAACCTAATAATTTCTTCCTTCCAAGGTTTCTTAAAAGGATTAGTTACAACCTTGTTATATTCATCTCTTGTTACAGGAATAACAGGAACCCTTTTAGTTTGAGTTGTACCACAATCTGTATATTGTATAGTAGCTTCTTCTAAAAGAGCTAAACTATAATCACCAGGTAAAAGTACATTTATACCATTAGGTTTATTACCAGGAGAAAAAGAAGTAGTTGAATAAGAATTAGTTATATTCTTAGTATAATCCAACCACTCCTGAGATTTCTCTAATCCTTGTTCTACAAGAACTTTTATGAATTGATATTGTGCATTATTAAGATAAATGTCAATTTCTTCAGGCGTGACTTCAGGAGCAGTATTATTGCTCTGCTTGTCAAACCAGTGTAAGAACTGATCATGCATATCTTGTAATGACATTATCATATCACTTAACAGCTTTTAATTTTGCAAGAAGGCCAATTTTTGTATCTTGAAAATCATCAGACTTAAGTCTATTGATTACTTCTGATTTAGTAGTGCCTAGCTCTACTCCACCATTGATAAAAAACTTACCACCTTTACGTATAACTATATTATTACTAATGAAATCTTCTAGTAAAATAAAGTCCTTATAATAAGGATTATCAAATGTTTGAAGGAACTCATCAGGACGTGCTTCAACAATATTTCCTAAAGTCTGATCAATTAAATCAGGCTTAGTCATACTATCTACTTTCATTGCACCTTCGTCAAATACCTTCAAGTAATTTGCTTTATCAGCTAAACTCATTCCACTAAACTTAACATAAGCTTTAGTCTTAAGATTAATCTTTTCAGTATCATACTTAGCTTCTTGGTCTACTGAAGATAAAACTACATCAGCCATTGCATTAACAGCTAAATCTTCTTTACCTTTAGCTACACGATGTGAAGCATTAAGAATCTTATACCAAAGTTTATGTTTAACATTATTGTCACAATCAAGGGTTAGTCCTTCTTTAGGAATTTTAATTGCATTTCTATGCTCTGCCCAAAACTTTCTATTATACGGTGATAATGAACCTGGTTGTACGAACATCTCTGCTTCAAACGCAATTCTTTCTTCCTCTGATAAACCTGTTATCACAATATCAGAATTATCCCTAGCTCTAGCTGGTACTATCCAAATCTGAGAACCAGAGAAGATAGTATTACCATCATGATTAGGGTTAATGGCGTGAAGCCAAGATTTTCTGCAAGGCTTCACTGACCATTTACCTGATATTTTAGAAAGAGGACCTTCCACTTTATTGTTTTTTGTATTTTCAACTACACTTTTCTCCATCACAATTAGAATTTTTTATTTATTAATAAGTAATATCTGGAATTAATTCACAAGCACTTAATGGGTTTTTCAACATAATACCTTGCGTAGCTTGGCAGAACATTTCATAACCATCAACTGGAGAAGCTCCCATACCACCATTTTGAGGACCAAAAGGTGTAGTTGAACCTGGAACATACCATTTAATTTCTGAACGACCCTTAGGCGCTACTTTCTGAATATTTGGCTCACCATTAGTAGTACCAATGTTGAAAATAGTCATACGATAGTTCTCAGTATATCCACCATCAGGATGCTCCATACGGTGTAATACAGCATCATCATACTGAGGCATGTGAGCAACAGTAATTTTAATACCTTGAGGTCCTAAGAATTGCTTGTATTGGCCTCCTAATGTCTTGTTTTGACCTGCGCCTTTAATACGCTCAGTATCTCCAAGAGGAATTAAAATACCAATCTTATCTTCAATTAACTTGTGGAATTGAATCATTCCTCTCTCACCTGTAAGGATTAAGAACTCACGCTCATCTTCAGGTAAAATGTTAATGGATAAGTTTGTCATTACTTCCAACAAATAATCTAATGTTAATGTGTTGTAGTAAAACTTGTAAGTTGGAGAGATTTGCTCACGTAAACCTGCACCTTGTTTAATAGGGAATCCATTAGGAGCTTTTTGAGTAAAAGTACCATCAATGTTACTATTTAAAGTAGAATACATTAATTGGTTAGCTTTTTCCTTAGCCCATTGGAAGTTGAATTCCATCTCTTGCCATTTAGTCCAAACAGTTACAGATTTTCCTTCTGAACCTGTCATTTTAATTAACAAAGGACGGTCTTGCATATTTCCAGGTACTACATACTTTTTAGAAAGTGTAGAGAACTGGTTACGCATTTCAAACATTGAGCTAAATTGAGTCTCTCCGTATTGGTCATTTAATGTGTTTGTAACTGAGTTATACAACTTAGCTACCTTACGACCTGCACGTAATAATTCAGTAGGAATAAAGTATCCACCATCAGCACGCATGTGGCGTACAGTAAATACCCAATTTGTACCATCAGGACGACCATCATCTTCAATACGTACTCCATGATCTATATCATCAAATGATACATAGTCAGAAGCTACGAAGAATTTTTCAGCTAATGTAATTTCAAATGTAGTCTTACCTAATCCAGGAGTTGCTGCATTAGTAGCAGAGTAAGATACAATAGGAATAGCACGACGGCTATCACCTTTTAACATCCACTTGTACTCACCATCATGATCAAACAATTTAGTAGGGTATTTAGAAAGGAAAGAATCCAATCCAATATAACCCATACGATTGAACACTTCAGTAACAATATCTGAAGCTAATTGTACGTCATTTTGGTAAATAGCGTATAAGTGGTTTTCAGTAGTTAGGCCAGCCCAAGACTTAGCGTAACTAACCTGCAAGGAATTTAATTTTTGAGTTGCAGCCATTTAACAGTTTTAATTTAAGTTAGTATTAGAATTTATAAGATTTTTTAGATTGGTCAATTGCCTTCTTGATAACTGACATATCTATTTTACTATTTTTTGCATTTGTATTCTCAGTATTAATAACATTCTTAGTTGTTTGAGCAGCTTTAGTATAAGCTTTTCTTTCTACTGCGTCTAGCTTACCTTCTAGTTGCATTACAAATTGTGCTACGGCAAGTTGCATTTCTTGAGAAGACATTCTATTTTCTAGTTCTGTACGACCATTTCTATCACGACGAGTAATAGCCATAAATAACTTTTCTTTATCTTGCTTCTGAAGAGGAACACCAGGAATAAAACTTTCTGATGTTTCAATCTGCTTCTTAAGACTATTAATCTGATTATTATATTGTTGCTGAGCGGCTAATTGTCTTTGCTCTGCTTCATAACCTAATTGTTGTTGATAAGAAGATTCATATTTCTTAAGTTTTTTAAGAGCTACTTTAGCTTCTTTCTCTAACAATAATCCGTCC